CCCGCAGTTAGGCAAAGTCCTCTTAAGAGTTTTGAAGATCTTCAAACTAGACGATCTTCTCCTGTAACTGCATCAGTGCTTAGGGCTGCTGGAGAAGCAGGAACTCTTGATCGAGTTGCTGAGTCTGTTCAAAGATCTGAGAGAGGCCCCGGAAGATTTTTGAGTGTAGATGAACTTATCGCAATGGACGAAAGTCCTACTAGAGATAAAGCACTAAGACTTAATGAGATTATTAAAAGAATTGAGGATGGTCCCGGTACTAAAAACAGAGATGCTCGTATTGCAAAACTTCAAGCGGAACTCGACATAGTTGATATGGAGTTGAGGAATGAGCCAAATATTAGACCGACTGATATTGCTCAAGGATTTGATACTGATAAGGCTACGCCTGTCATGGCAGATCCTGAAGGAACTATTCCTCAAAGAGATGTTTCAGAGTTTCGTACTAGAGGTCCTTTGACTGCAAGTCAAACTCAGAAAGTTCAAACTGCAAGAGCAAAAGCAACTGCAGCAGATAGAGAAGCAGACAGGGTTCTTGGACAAGGTCCTTCTCCCAGAGAACGTCTTGCTTCAAATCTAAAAACAAAGATAGAAGATCTTCGTACTAAGATTGCTTCTCTCGGTAATCCCGATGGAGAAAGCATGGAAAGTATGAGACTTCGAAAAAGTTATCAGGAAGAAGCATTTCGCTTGGAAGGGCGTCTTGGTTTAATTACAGGCAATAAAACCGATGCAAGGACGGCAGGCGCAGGAGATGCAACTACGTCTACTAATAGAGGGCAAGAAAGAGCAAGTCAGCAAGAACTCGAAAGACTTGAAAGACGTCCTTTGATGAGAGGCGGCAAGGGTTTTAGAGAAGTAAACATTAGAAGCGGCCAGACGGATGCTTCAGATGCAGGATCCATCAGGGCTGACCGTCTGCTTAGAGACAAAATGGAAGCCGCAGATCAAGAGATTCGTAATCGTGAAGCAAAGGCTACTCGCGAATATCGAATGAGGGATTATGATCCTGCCTCTGACGAACTATTGGGTCCTGAGCCAGCACCGAAACCTCAGGCAACGTCTCGCAGGACTATTCTTGCTCGTAAGGCTGTAGATAAGATGGAAGCCAATGATGCAGAACGAGCCCGGAAGTCTGGTGAACTTCCTGAACTTGAAGAAGAATTGAAGCAGCGAGTCTTTGCTGAAGGGAAAAGAGGAAAGGGTGATAAACCTCTCTTTAGAGATGACGACAAAACTAAGGGTATTCTTAGGCGGCTATATGAAGGAAAACGGGCTGAGGTAGGCGCAAAGGGTGCGACTCAATACATGGCTCAGTTGTTTAAGCGAATGGGTATGACTGGCCGATCTGCACCGCTTCTTCTTCTTTCCGCTCTTGGTCTTGCTGGTCTTGCAGTTGCTGGAAGTTCTTCTGGATCAGGAGACCGACGTGCCGCCTAAAACTCCTTTGACTAAACATGAGATCCCCCCCAAAGATGTGATGTCTTTCTTTGAGGTGGATCAGGCAAGTAAGGCTTTGAGCGACGTAGACTTTTCAGTCCACGAAGAAGTCAGTACTTTGGTAGAGTTGTTTCGGGATACAGATCCTCAGGTCGTGCTAAGGGCACACACTCAACTCCGCAAAGTCCTAAAGGACATTGCCAACTCTTCCGGTCTCATTGAGAAGCAGGAAGTAACCGCCATTAGTCAGGAAGGAAACAGTGTCAAACTCACCCGCACAGCATCGCGCGTCTCAGCAGCCCTCCCGGAAAGCAAACTCAAAAGCATCTACGAAGACAAGCCAACCTTTGCAGCCGAGTATCTTCCGTCCAGAGAAGATGACTCCGATCAAGAAGGAGGCTCATCAAGCGATGCTAGCGATGGGGCCAATGGGAATGGCGAGATCGGGGGGTCAGATCCTATTCGATTTGGCAATTAAGGATATTGACTCTCTTCTCGGTTCTAAAGAGAAGTACGCCGCAGCCCTCTACAGTTACTTCATTAATAAGGATGAGCCTACGGAAAATTTCCATAGGATTCATGACATCCTTTTTAATATCTCAATGGTTGCTGCAAACACCGTCACCTTTGTGTCTTCAATGGCACGGGTAGGAACTGTCGAGATCCTCGGGGAACTAAGTGAGAATCAAAAGGATTCCAACTAAAGAAGAGGGGAATGAACTTTTCCCTCTTCCCCCAGATTATGAGAGCCTTACTGAAGAAGGGCAAAGACTCGCAAGAGTAAATGCCTGTAAGCAGTGGCTTGTTCCTACGAAAGACCCTCAAGACAAAGCCTTGAGGTTTGTTTCTTCGGTCTTGTTCTTTGACCATTGGTATCTCTTCCCTGATGAAGAAGACGACTTCAATCCAATGTTTTATGACGAGGATCCTGTCCCTATTCCGGACGGGCATCTCGGTATTTATAAAGAGTGGGCCACCTCAAGGGCATCAATTACGATTGCACCCAGAGGTTTTGCGAAGAGCAACTGCATCCGCAAAGCGATGATCATGCAGATGCTGACTCGCCCCGGCTATTCATTCATCTACGCAACATCAACGAATGATAATGCCAAGCAGACGGGTCAGATGCTTAAGACCCAGTTCACTGAAAACGCTCGCATCCATGAGGACTGGATGCCTGAGTTTCCTGATGGGCGAATCATTCCCAAGAGAGGCGAAGCATCATTCGGTATTGAGATGATGTATCTCAAGAATGGCTCTTGGTTCCGAGCGATCTCAGCAGAGAGTCGTCAGCGAGGTGGCCGCCCTCGATGCTATGTTCTTGACGACCCTGAATACGATCCCCGAGCATCGACTTCAATGTCAATACTCCGATCGTACATGGACAACCTCCTATTCAAGGTGGTTATGCCCATGGTTACTCGACCGAATACCAGCATTCGATGGCTGGCTACGTTTGTTTCCCGTCGTCACTATGCGTGGTACGCAATGGACAAGGAAGAAACAGACACAGGATATAAGGCTAAAGATCCTCGGTTTGATCACTGGAACCGAATGGTGATCAAGGCTGCCTATGAAGACGAAAACAAGAAGTTGATTTCATGCTGGCCTGAAATGTGGCCTGTAGACAGAGCAATAAAGAAGACTGATCCTCGGCTTAAGGATCGCATTTCTCTTGAAGAAATCAGAGAAATGATTGGTTCAGCCAACTTTGCTTCTGAGTATATGGCTGATCCGGGGAGCAGTGACGACGTATTCTTCCCGCTATTGGGAGAAGAACATAGTTGGAACTATTCAAACGTAGACGAAAACCTTGGCGATGCTCCTTGGGCAAGCATGACGTTTATCAACTGGCAAGACAAGAGTGGTGAAACTCATTCCAAGCCTTTGGTTGAATTTCTTGATGAGTCTTGGTTGTTCATGACGATTGATACAAGTTGGACTTCTACCAAGGATTCAGACTTTAAGGTCGCAACGGTTATGGCGGCTACCCCCGAAAACGAATTGTTCGTTCTCGACATCTGGGGGGGACAGTGTGATGAGAACACGCTCATCAAGGAAATCTTCCGAATGGCGGATAAGTGGCATGTCCCATCTATCCGCCCTGAAGTAGTCAAGCAGTCAATTGCTCTCTATCAAACTCTGGATTCAATCGTAAAGCAGAGAGCAACGAACATGGTCAATGTAGATTTCCTTCCCAAGGTGGTTCCGCTTAAGGTTGGGCAGATGTCCAAGGAAGGTCGGATCTCGGCTCTCCAGTTCAGGTTTGAAAACTCTCTGATTAAGTTCCCTCTCCAAAGACGTATGGATCGTCATTGGAAGGATCTCTTTGATCAGATTGAGCAGTTCAATCCCGAAGTAAAGGACGGTGGTCTTGCCAAGGATGACCATCTTGATACGGTTGCTATGAGTGGTGCGATCCTAAAGGGTCGTATTTCAAGAGCCCCTGATCTAGAAGAAGATGATCGAACTCCTGAAGAACACATCCTTGATGGTGATTATCGAGACGGCAATGGAATTCCTTGGGCTTATCGAATGAATAAGATCAGCCCTGAACTCCTTAATGAACTAGGAGAAGATTATGAGCAACGAGATCCCACAGGAACACGAGTCTGAAACCCCCCACCATGTCACTATCCCGTACTTTTTGTACGAGGCTATGGCACGGTCTTATTACGGCAACCCCGCCAACAGTGATGTCCCGGTAGAAAGTGATAAGACATATCCCACTGAGAAGGAAAGTTTGAATCTTTCAGAGATTTATTTCAATCCTTCTGATGTACCCCCCAACTGGAGACCCGGCGGCACTGCTGCCCGGAAGCATAAAAATGTCGCATCTCAAATTCAATCTGCCGAAGAAGAAGCGTGATATCTGTCTGATGATCGGGGATCACCTCGATCGTGAGATTTCACGGCTTTCTTACCGACGAATCACTTGGCTTCTTGCTTACTACTATCTCAATGGTATGCGCCGTTTTGATGTGTTTGATCCTGAGTCAGGAAGGCTGTCCCCACATTATCTAGATGAAGACGGCAATCTTGAGTTTCAGAGCCAAGAGATGCTTTCGGCAATTGATCGGGCAGCGGCTCGACTAGCCTCTATGGATCTTCGTCCCAAGGTTCTTAGGACTGGTACCAGCCTACCGATGATTCGGCAGCGGTCTATTGCTCAACTTCTTGCAGATGCACTTGTTGCTCCTGACCAGATTGCAGAAGTATCTACAACTTTTGCTCACCTATTGGTGACTCTGGGATCTTGTGGTATTCAGGGTCATCTTGTTGATCACCCCACAGTCGGACTTACTGCTGATCTTGAAGTGATCCACCCTAAGGAACTGTTCCCTTTCCCAAGCATTGGGCAGGATTTTACTAAGCAGCAAGGAATGGTCCGCCAACGTCTTGTTCCACTTGAGACTTTGGTGGAAAAGTTTGGGCCGAGAATCAAGACAAACCTTGAGGACATGGAGTAC